ATAACATTAACAACCTAAAATACTGGGAAGCCTTTAACTTTATTAAGTACGGCCCAGGACAGCACTTTATGGAGCATCACGACCATGGCTTCTCTTATAACTGTACTCTCTCTTTAGTTGCTTACCCAAATGATGATTACGAGGGTGGAGAGCTTTACTTTAGATTACAAAACTTAAAAGTTAAGGCAGATGCTGGGGACCTGTTTATTTTTCCATCAAACTTTATGTACCCACACCAAGCAATGCCAGTAACCTCTGGAACTAAATACTCTATTGTGACCATGCTTGACTACAGCAAAAAGTTCCACACCCCAGAAATGTATAGCGCAGACTTAGATTAATGTTTAATATCTCTGTTGAAAAAACACAAGGGGCTTTGTTTGAGATTCATCCTATGTCTATTAAAAGGGACTGGATGGACGCAACATCAGAGAACCATGCTTATAGATGTTTTCCAGTAACCCAGTCAAATGTAGTTGGCTGGAGCCTTTCTTGTTTAGAGGATATTGAATTTATTTGGGATGGGGTAACCGACCAAACCCCAGACCGTGTTCAAATATTTAGTCCAGAGGGGGCCTATTCTGGAAGAGGTCAGGCCTCCATAAGCTTAAATACTGGTCTAGTTTTTAGAACAGATGCGGATGTTAGTATCTTTACCATCAATCCAGTAAATTATTTTAGTGACAAGTTTGAAACGATGTCCTCTGTAATCAGTACTTCTTTTTATGACCACCCTCTGCCGTTAGCTATTAAAGCAAAAGCTGCAAATAAAAGAGTGGTTATTAAGGCTGGAACCCCAGTTGCCACAATTATTCCTATATCTTTATCAAACTTAAATGGGACAACTATTGAAATCGTTAATTACCAAGACCCAGATAAAAAAAGATTAGACGCAAACGTGTCCTACGGCATTGCTGCACAAAAAGTAAATACTGCTGGAAAATGGACAGATTGGTATAGAGACGCTGTAAACGAAAAAGGGGAAGCCCTAGGCTCTCACGAGGTAAAAACATTAAAATTAGGGGTAATAGACACAACAAAGAGAGATACAATATAAAAATGGATAAAAGCTCATACAAGGTAGTTCAAAGAACCCCATCTATAACTCCATCAGGCTGGTTTGGGGATAGCAAAGACATGATTGTTGAGCTAGAGAACTTTATGACCCAAGAAGAGATAGAGTTTTTAGAAAAAGCTGCTAAGTCTTTAACAATTTGGGATGTTACCGAGAGCCATACAAATGAGAATGGGACCGTCACCTATGACTCAGACTATTGGAAAGACAGGGTTGCGACTCAACCAACCTTAGATAAAAATGACCCAAAGATATCCCCGATAATCGCAGGGCTATTTCAAAGACTAAGGCCGATTATTGAAGATTTTTATAAGGTAGAGGTTATCCCGACTGGTACAACTATTGTTAAATGGCTTCCTGGGCAGTTTCAAAAGCCCCATGCCGATAAAGAGTTGCATGAGGGGCCTGATGCTGGAACGCCTAATGACTTTCCAAACTATGACCTCTCAAGTTTGTTCTATTTGAACGACGACTATGAGGGCGGAGAGCTGTACTTTCCGCTGCAAGGCGTACAGTTTAAACCTAAAAAAGGCGCTGCTTATTTCTTCCCAGGCGATAAGAACTATATCCATGGGGTTACTGAAATAAAGAGTGGCTTAAGGTTTACCTGCCCATTTTTCTGGGAAATCACAAAACATACTGGAGATAGACAGCCGTAACGACATGCTCATAAGGTATAGTAGAGCGTATGAAATCACTTTACGATATCCCGCTTAACTCTGCTGAGGGCTCTCCTGGCTTTTTAAGTCAATTTAAGGGTAAAGTAACGCTATTAGCAAATACCACAGTTGGCTGCGGCAACGCTAACCAAATGGAAGTCCTCCAATGGCTTCAAGATAAATATGGAGGCGATGATTTTCAAATAATTGCTATTCCTACCAATGACTACTGCGGGACAGGGGTTACTAAAGGCAAGTGGTCTCAAGGTATTACCTGTGGGGCTGATTCAGCAGATTACGGCAAAGAAGTATATGGAACTACTTTTCAATTTTCAGAAATGATATCCTCAATCCCAAATGAACTTGCTAATGAGCTTAGTGAGCACCGTGGAAACACAAATGTAAACGGACTAGGCCAACCCAACCAAGAACCACATGAACTGTACAAAGAAATATCAGAGCAGGTCCTTGCCTATGCTGCAAAACAAAAAGAACTTGGAATTCCAGATAGAAGTGGGTATTTGTCACCTTGGCTTAACTATCCTATTGCAAATGGCGCTAAACAAGGTGGAAACTTTGAAAAGTACCTTATTGATAAAGATGGATACGTGGCCGATTGGTTTTCGTGCACTGTGCTAAATTATGATATTGAAAAGACTCTTAAAGAAGAGTTACTAGCTAAAGGCACCCCTGCGGCTATGGGGGAAGGAAGAACCCCAGAAGTGTTTGATGAAGAGTACGCTCTTGTTCAACAAAAGATAGAAAAGCTTCTTGCTGGAGACAAATCCCTTATAAATAACTAGACGGAGTAAACGCACAATGAACTTAACGAACAAAAAAAGACTAACAAAAGACATAGTTGTTTATGAGAACTTTATAAGCAAAGAAGATTGCAAAAAGATGATTCAAGCCCTAGATGCTCAAGCAGACAGCGGAGCAATTTCTTGGATGCCAATATCATTCTATGAATCATATTCTTCAGTTTTACCTCAAGACAACGACCAAGAAGTCATTGACGCTGGGCTATCTCCAACCATATTTTCAGACATTGAAAAGGCAATGCCTGAAGCAATTGCTTCAGTCCACGACCTTGACCCAAAAACAATTTGTAAAATTGGATACCACACACAGAAGTGGGAGCCTGGAGCATACGCAAGAATTCACTCTGATAACACAGATGCCGAAGGTAATTCAGGCGCGTTTACAAGAAGCCGCTATGCGGGCTTTCTATACCTTAACGATGATTTTGAAGGTGGGCTTTTACGGTTCCCAGCACAAAACCTAGAGATTAAACCAGAGGTAGGGATGCTTGCGGTGTTTGATGGAGGGTTCAACAACATGCACGAAGTATCCCTTATCACAGGTGGGGTTAGATACACCATTGGTTCTTTTTGGGATGATAGAGAAGAGTCAGCGTACCCACAAGAGGTACGAGATGCATGGGCCGAAGAAATGAAAGCCACTAGAGCACAACAAGAAATTGAAAGAGCAGAGTGGCAGGAGCTGCTTAAGCAAGGGTGGAAGATAGATGCGTCTGGAAATAAGTACAAAGTAGAAGAGCTATAAATGATTGAGTCTTTTAAACAACAGTTAATAGATAGCGGTTATGTAGTTAACGATATTACTTCAGAGCTATTCTCTGTTGAAAACTTTTTATCACAAGACCAGATAAATACCTTTTTGGATATTATAAATAGTACCTCTCAAGAAGATTGGGAAGTTGAGTACCACTCAAACTTAAAAAGGTTTTGCATGCAAAAGTTTGGCAGAGACGACGTGGATAACTTGGTTGCTGAAGGTAAGTTTGAAGTTACTCAAAATTGGAAAGATAAAAACTTTAACATATTAAATCATAAGATATATAGACCACTATACGATGGTTTAAATTCAATGGTGGTAAAAGCCGACCCAGAATTAATTTTAAGTGGTTTTGCAACAATTCAAAGAATGCAACCAGGAGTAGAGTTAAAAGCGCATACTGACCAAAGAACAGACCCGTCTATAAAATACGCTACGATTGTGTATATTAATGATGACTACGCAGATGGCGAATTATTTTTTCCAAACCTTGACATCCAGTTAAAGCCCAAGCCAGGAACTATGTTATTTTTTCCAGGTAACGAGCAGTATGAGCATGGAGTTAAGCATGTAGGAGAAGGGCCAATAAGATATGTTCTTGTCGGGTTCATTAAAGAAAAAGACCACTATATAAAGAATAGATACTAAGGAGACACAAAATGGACAGAGAGATACTTGAAGAAAAAGTTTACTACTACACAAACGTAATTGAAGACCCAAAGAAACTTGTTGATGCAATTGAACAAGACAATGAGAACCCTTGGGGCGAATGGATGGCATGTAGTGGTGAGGCGTATGTCTATGGAACAGATAAGAGTATCTTTGCGGACCCGTCAGACATTCAGAAGACCTATATCTACTCTACATTACAAAAGGCTTTTGATGATGTAGCAAGAGATTACGCGGTAGCCCACGGCATCACAGATGAGCCTAAACTGTTTCCAATGTATCCAATTAAAAAGTATAAGGCAGGCACATATATGGGTGCTCACTTTGACCAACAAGAGGGCGATGGCCGTCTTAAAGTATCTTTTGTTATGTACTTAAACGATGATTATGAAGGTGGGGAGCTATCTTTTACCATTGCCTCTCCAGATGGCATATTGCAAAAAGCTAGCCCAAACCCAGATTTTGAAATCGCAAAGCAAGAAGGAAGCTACACTTTTGCTATCAAGCCAAAAGCTGGAAGCATTATTGTTTTCCCACCATCTCCGCCATATCACCACACGGCGCACTTAGTGAAGAGTGGCGAAAAGATAATGGTGCCTCAACACTGGATTCATTAACATTGAAAACAGCGATTGTAACTGGGGCAAGCAAAGGCGTAGGGTTAGCAACAGTAAAACGCCTGTCTGAAAATGGGTACAAGGTTATTGCTGTTTCAAGAAACCTCTCTAAAGTGTCTGAGCTTGTATCTGACAACGTTGAGGTATATAGCCTAGACGTAACAGACCCTAAAGCACTAGAGAACTTCTATCAACAATACAAAGACATAACTCTAGACCTTTTAGTTAATAACGCTGGTGGCGGCTCTAGCCCCACTAGTATTATTAATGAAACCATGGATAACTTTAGACGAGCCTACGATATAAACGTATCTGGCCCTATGTACCTTTCTCAATTATTTGTTCCTTGTATGCAACGGTCAGACTCACCAACAATTGTCTTTGTTACCTCTTTTGGAGGTAAGGTGCCCTACCGCGGTGGGGGAAACTACACAAACGCTAAAAGAGGTGAGCGCGGTCTAATTGAAACAATGAGGCTTGAGTTCCCTCAATTTGGTATTAAAATTACAGAAATTTGCCCAGCAACTATTGACACCCAAGAGCAAAAACGAGACTATGCCTTAACTGCAGAAGACTTAGCAGAGGCTATCTACTGGGTAGGGTCGCTACCAAGCCATGTTAATATAAACGAAATTGAAATCTGCCATATCAACAGTAGTAAGTATAACTAATCATGATTAACTACAAAAACAGTAAAAGTTCTACTTTTCAAGAATCATTTGTTATCTCTATGACTCAAGAAAAAAAGAATGGATTTTATGTAGAGCTGGGCTCGGGAGACCCATACGCGGATAGTAATACGTCCTTGTTAGAGTCTGAGTTTGGATGGAAGGGTCTTGCTCTTGAAATTGACAAAGAAGTGTCTGAAAAGTACAACTTATCTGACCGCAAGAACAAGTGTATTAACAAGAACGCCTTAAGCTTTGACTATCTTAGTCATTTTAAAGAAAACAATTTTCCAAAAACTATTGATTTTTTGCAAATTGATATAGATGGGCATGATGATGGGAACTGTCTTTTAGCCCTTGTAGCGCTACCTATGCTGCAATATAGATTTTCAACAATAATTATTGAGCATGATTTATCTCAAAATTATAAAAGGTACTCTATGAGAGATGCTCAAAGAGAGATTTTAAGCAGTTTAGGGTACAAACTTATTGGACAGACCTTAAGTGAAGATTGGTGGGTTGACCCAGAGTCTGTAAACCAAGAGGCTTACAGGTACGACATATTTAACGGGATACCGCACATTGGGGGGACCAAATGAAATTAATAAAACACGCTGAAGGTGTACACGAAATTGAAGAGTTTTTAGATGAAGAACTGAGAACGGCTTTTTTATCTAAGGCTAGCGAGAACGTAAACTGGAATACCTCACATATAGGGAACACAGTTAAAGATATGGGTGATGAGCTATACTTTAAGATATGGGATGTGTATAAAAATATTGAAACATTTTTTACTAATATAGGGTCAGTAATTTACTCTCGTGATTTACGAAGGCTAACAAATTCAGAGTTTATGTGGCCGCATGAAGACGGTGGAAACCCCGATGACCCACGAAAAATAGTCTTTGGGGTTGCTATTTATTTAAATGACGATTTTACTGGGGGAGAGCTAATATACCCAACTCTTGGTCTCAGTGTTACCCCGAAGGCAGGAAGCATGGTTATTCACAACGCCGACCTTAAACATCAAGTATTCCCAGTTTTAAAGGGAGAAAGGTATTCAATAACTACCTTTGTTTTTGGCGATGAATCTACTAAATTTGTCCCTATAATAGAAGAATGAAAGCATATACCCCAGGCGGGCGTTTTGACGCAGACTTTGAAACCACAGACCTTCTTGCTGGTATTGATGCTGACCTTAAGATGCCAGTAGGCACTAACGCTTTATGGTATATCTATAGCCCTTCTGCCACTGTACTAGACCCTATCTACGATACTGGCCAGGACCTCAGCGGGTCTCTTGGAGGAAAGCGTTGGACGGGGCCTTTCTCTATACCTGTAGTACGGGCAGTTATTGACCAGGGCTCGGCTAAAACTTCAGCAGTTGGTTACTACAATGCGGACACCCTGCACCTTACCTTCAACATTGAAGACGTTGCCAAGTACGCCCCTAATATCATTATCCGACCCGACACAAACAACCGAGACCGTATTGTCTGGCGTGGCCAGGTATATCGCCCATTCTCAATCCAAGAACGCGGTATCATTGCGGATAGGTTTACAATCCTGTCTGTTGACTGTATTCAGGTTATGCCTGA